AACCGTTCGATGAACCTCACCCCGATCCGTCAGTGCAACAGGGAATGGTTCTCACTTCCGGCACGCACGTGTACGCGACCGCACCCGACACTACCACCGGCGCGTCGACACCTAGCACTCGGGTACTTCCAGATCTGGGTGAAGATACGACAAGCGGTAGTGGTTCGACTTCCGGTTCAACCAGTTCAACCAGTTCAACCAGTTCAACTGGTGCTACCGGAACAACCGGCACCACTACTTCCACTGGTACTACCTCTGGGTCAACCGGCGCAACCGGCCCATAAGTGAAAGAAAAGGAAGCTTCCACCCAAGCTTCTAGTTAGGAGGACACCATGCCGTTGACACCTAAAGGTGAAAAGATCATGTCCGGTATGAAAGAACAGTACGGTCCGGACAAAGCAAAAGAGGTGTTCTACGCTTCCAAGAACAAGGGCACTATCACCGGCGTCGATAGCCGTTCGCGCGATGCCGGACAGTACCCAAGCGAAACCGATATAACACCGGAACGCCAAAAGGATCTACTGGGTGAAGTGTCAAATCCGGAAGAAACACCTCGCGGCCCGCAAAAAAGCGCAAAAGCACCTGGCACTGGTGACCAAAGGTCAAGGGATGTAGGTTCGCAGTCATTCTCCGGTGGTAAAACGACTGGTTACAGTATCAACACCGCGAATTCTGACAAGAAAAAGTCGAGAGATCAGTCATCAACCTTTGTGACACCGGCACCGACACCTTCAACCGGCGCGCCGATGAACAATCTGGGTATGGGTATTCCCGCGCCCAATCCGCCACCGAATATTAGTTCACAGCCCAGTTCCACATCGTCAACAACTACCACTGGCGATGCGCTTCGTTCCATGAACAACGCAAACCGCGCTTTCTGGGCCGGTCGTCGTCGATAGGAACGAACACCCAACGCATTAGCGGTCGTGTAAAAGCGTTGGGATTTGACACCTACGCGAAGCTTCGCGTATAACTTTCGGCAAGGCCGAGGCCGCTTTATGCTTTCCCGAAGTGTAATACCGGGTGCTGCCTATGGCGCGTGTTTCCACCGGTGGACCCTTTCCCGCTATCCGACCCGATGAGTCGGACTTCTTCACGTTCGACTTCACTAAGAAGATTGGACCAACGGGAAGTATTACGGGTGCCGTCTGGTCTTGCGTACTAGCGACCGAAAGTCCACCGGATGTTGTGGACACCGATCCGCAGTCGCATGTACTTACACCGAAACCACCGACACCGGTTCCGCCTAGCACCAGAGCGACAACGGTTACTGCATTGTGCGGTAACTTCGTTCAGAATGCCGTTTACACCTTATCGGTAGTGGCGACAATTGACGACGGCCGAACGTTGGTGATAGATGGCAACGTCAAGAGTTTCTTGACCGCGCCTTCCGATATCTTACTGACGGTTGACGGCTTTCGCGAAGACTATCCGGCCTTTGCCGACGCAGGTCGCTTTCCGGATGAAGAAATACAACACTGGATCGACATCGCGTGCGCGCCACCTAATTCAACACCAGCGGTGAACAAGTATCGTTGGGGACAGTTCTATCAACTAGGTCTAGAACTGTTTGTGGCGCATAACCTAGCTATTCAGGACATGATGGTGCAACGCGCTGGGCCACCAGGTTCGGGCGCTACACCAGGCGGTTATTACGGTTATACACCGATTGTCGGAACCGGTGTCGTAGCTAGCAAGTCGGTGAACGGCGTTTCACTTTCATACGATAATCAGATTGGAATGGAGCAAAATGCCGGTTGGTGGGGTCAAACACCTTGGGGCAACCAGTATTTGTATTACTTGCGCCTCGCTGGTACTGCGCCGATACAATTGTAATGGAACAAAGAACAATACTGACGGCAAACGTCATTCGGGCGCTGAAAGCATACTGGATTGCCAGTCCCAGTCATGTCACTGAAGAAATGGCGTTTTATGAATTGACCAAAACACTTGACCTTTACTTCGGAGGTGAAAATGAGCCCAACAATGCAAAAGAAGCTAGCGAGGAACATTGAGTATCACCAGGCGGTGGCTGATCACTACACCGAACAGGTGACGGCGGCAACTACCGCCGTCGAAGGCCAACCCGCTGGTGAAGCCGATCCTACGCACCAGGCGCTAGCGGACATGCACTCCGAGGTGGCGAAACAACTTCAGGATGTGTTGAACGCGAACGCCACGCCGACAACCGTTCTCAGTATGCCACTAACTCGGAACGCCAGTTCGGATCTTCGACCGAGTTCGGGCCGGTTCCACTAAATGGCACAAGGTCGCCGAAGGGTAAACGAACACCTGGAAATACTGGAAGATAACACTGATAAAGTGGTCGCTGCAATAAAGCGAATTGCCAATGCTTCCGTGATGGTCGGTATACCTTCGGATAGAGAACAGCCGCATTATAACGACACCGGTAATCCGGCTCCGGTGAAGCGAAAAGAAGGTGACATAAATAACGCCACTTTAGGGTACATCCACGAGACGGGCGCGCCAGCCGCTAATATTCCCGCGCGCCCGTGGCTGTCACCAGGTGTACGAGAATCGTCACGTCAGTGGCGAACTTATATGATGCAGGCCGGTAAAGCCGCGTTTGAAGGTAAACCGGATATAATGGACAAAGCCCTGCACGCGGCGGGTGTAACGGCAGTGTCGGCGGTGAAGAATAGGATTACTTCCGGTTTACAACCGGAACTGGCGCAAGCAACAATTGACGCTAGGCGGCGTCGAACACCTTCGCGACAGGCACGTGTAGCGGATGACACTACACCGCTAGTTGACACCGCCCAGATGTTGAATTCTATCAGTTACGTTGTCCGTAATCGAGGTCGAGGATAAGGCGATGCCGACACTTGATGTCAACGATGCATTCGACCCCAGTTTCTGGGATAATATCACTGTCATCCGGCGCTATGCCCAGGTGAACCAGTACGGGCGAGTATCGGTAACTGAAGTACCTATGTCGACGCGTGGCGTTGTGGTAGCTACTTCACCCGATGACTTGATGCGAGTGCCCGAACATGAAATGATGAGCAAGAGTATTTCGATTACTTCACCTTTCCGTTTTCAGGGTCCTTCAATCGATGAAGCCGGTAACGTCACTCATCCGGATCATATTTTGTGGAATAATTCGGTGTATGTTGTCCGACTACTTGACGACTATTCCGGTTACGGGCGCGGTTTTGTTCACGTAGTGGCTACTTCAATTCAGAATGCCGACTATCCACCTATTCCCGAGCCTATGGGTAGCGCGTGATGCCTTTTGTTACTGACAGTAGGTTTGCCGGATACCTAGGCCCGGTCAACCCGCCGCCGCCTCCGTCACCTGGAACGCCACCTGACGGCCCGCTAACTGACGACTTGTGGGAAAACTTTCTTCACGACCTTATTGCCGGTGTCACCGGTTTAGACAACACCCTAGTGCGACCTCGGTGGCAAACCGAACCGCCACTTAGACCGGATATCGGGGTGAACTGGGTCGCTTTCGGGGTGACAAATACCCAAGCCGATTATGCACCGGTGTTTTATCATATCGATGATGGTGTTGTCGGTTACGATGCATTACAACAAATGGAAGAACACACTATTATGTGTTCTTTTTACGGACCAGCGGGCGAGAAGTATTGCTCGTACTTTCAAAGGGGTTTATGGGTTGACCAGAACCAGGCAAGTATGCGGGCAAACGCAGTCGGCCTAGTGTCGGTAGGTGGTCAGACACGCGCGGCAGAACTGGTGAAAGAACGCTGGTGGCCTAGAACCGATGTCCAGTTTATTTTGCGACGCGAAGTCCGGTACAACTATAATGTGCTGAACTTGTTGCAGGCGCAAGTGGATATCAAAGCCAACTCAGTAGGTGAAACCAGAATTATTGAAGAAACCGTAACAACACCGTTACCACCTACTAAATTGGTGATAAGTGCCGGGGCTTCGGGCACTGCACTTCAGATAACTCCTAATGGTGTCATGGGAGCGGGGACTACTACACCATGAGCGAATCAAGGGGTGCTTCGGTTAGTATCGTCACCATTGGTGATCTGACTGGTGCCGCCGCATTGCAGCCGACGGATTCGTTTGCGTTGTGTCAAAACCCCAATGGGTGTACCGCGACCGACCCGTTATATTCCGCCAGTATACAACAGGTGGCGGATTACCTACTGCCACTTATCACTTTCCAAGGTGGTACAGTTCCTAATTACACCGTATTCAATGCCGGTATTCGTATCGTAGACGGCGGGTTACAAGTCCAAGCTGGTGGCTTTTCTTCCGACTATATTTCTCGATTTGTCGCACCAGATGTTGGTGACAATTCAAACCAAGTTCCGACCACTAGTTGGGTGAATGCGGCAATTACCGCAGCCGGTGGCGGTGGCGGTTCAGTACCCGATCCTTTAACGTTAATACATGGACTGACACTAGACGGTAGTGCACAAGGTATTCGATACTCTGCATTAGGAACTGATGGTGCTAATCACCAAACTGCGATGGTGTGGGATGGTTTCGGTTTTCACGCTTATGTCGACGCGACTGATACTGGTGTACTTGCAAACCAGGCTTGGACACAAGCCAGTTTCCTGAACATAGGTGGCGGTTCGTTAACTGGTGATTTGACAGTTACTGGTAATTTACATGTCACCGGGGCAACTACCCTTGCTGGTGCGTCGGCTGCGACCGCAGCGGCAGGTGACAATTCCACTATTGTCGCCACTACTGCATTTGTGACACAAGCGATTAGTTCCTATGTTCCCTTAGCCGGTGGCGTAATGAGTGGCGGTCTAGCCATCGGTGGTGTCGCCGATATGGGACCAGGCACCATTAATGTCGCAAGCGGTTACTACGTGAACGGAGTATTACCTTCTTACATTAGTTCAGTCATTGATTACAATAATCGAATACAAGGGATACCCAACGGTGCCCCAGTTGATATCACCCATGTCGATTTGGAACCAGGTCGGTATATCATATCGGGTGAAGTTTGGCTGGTGGTTGATAGCGGTACACCGCTTGTCCAGCGCACCGTCGGAGCGTTGTCACCAAATAGCGCCGCTATTCCGACGGGTCCAGCGGATGATAGTTCAGTCACCGCAGATGAAATAGACCAACCTAAACAAGCTGGTGGTGTATCTACCGGGGTGGTTATGCCACTGGCAGCGCTTCATGTGAACATGACCGCTGCGGGAAGTTACTATCTCTGCGCCAGGATGGAGTGGGATAACGCGGCGGTTGTTTCGGCTTACGGCAAAATATCTGCCGTGCAAATCAGCTAGAGGAGACACCAAATGGCACAAGGTTTGTCCGTAAGTCGAGTCGTTGATGTTCAGGTCAGTTTTGCGCCGCAAGCAATTCCGACGCAACGGTTTGACACCCTACTCATTCTAGGTGACTCGGGTGTAATTGACACTGGTGAAGCGATCCGCGAGTACAACAGTATTTCCGAGGTGGCGGGTGATTTCGGGACTACCGCGCCGGAATACTTAGCCGCGCTAGAGTTCTTCGCGCAGGTGCCGCAGCCCGCAACTTGCTATATCGGTGAATGGGCAAATACCGCTACCAAAGGTCGTCTCACTGGCGGTTTGTTGACCAGTCTACAGATGATGATGTCGAACTGGACTGGTATTTCCAATGGTGGCTTTGCGGTAGCGATTGACGGCGCGGCGGCGGTTCAAGTAACCGGACTGTCGTTTGCTTCCGCCACCAACCTAAATGCGGTTGCGTCGACTATTCAAGCCGCATTGCGCACCGCCGCTTCGGCACCAACATTGACCTTCACCTGGACCGGCACCCAGTTTGTTTGTCAGTCCGGTACTACCGGAACCACATCGCAAGTGGCGTTCTTTGCCGCACCAGCATCCGGCGTCGATATTTCCGCCCAGTTGCTGATGACCAGCGCCACCGCGATCCGTAGCACCGCCGGTGTAGCAAGCGAGACACCAGTGGCGGCGGTCGCGCGCGTGGACGGGCGCGGTTGGTACGCGGTAAGCTTTGCCGCTTCGCGTGTACTGACAGACGTCGAACACCTGGCTTGTTCCGCTTATATCGAAGCGGCCTCCGATAAGCATATGTACGGTATCACGACCAATGAACAAATTGCGCTTGACCCGGCAAACGTCACCGATATCGGCAGTCAGGCAATGTTGGCCGACTATATGCGAACCGTTATCCAATGGTCGTTGACCAACCCGTATGCTATCTGTTCGTTCTTCGGACGTGCACTGACGGTGAACTTTGAAGGTAGCAACACCACCCTAACGATGAAGTTTAAGGTGGAACCTGGTGTCACTCCCGAAGTTCTCACCGCGTCGCAAGCCACGACACTGGCTGACAAGCGGTACAATGTGTACACCATGTATAATAACGACGCGGCAATCACCCAAGAAGGTGTTATGTCCGGTCGCGCCTATTTCGACGAGATGCACGGACTGGACTGGTTGTCGAACCGTATTCAGAACGACTTGTTTAACGTTCTCTACACCAGCCCGAAGATCCCGCAAACCAACCCAGGTGTACATGTCCTCGTCACCACTTGCGATGCGTCGTTGTCGCAAGGGGTGCAGAACGGACTTATTGCACCAGGTGTCTGGAATGCACCAGGTTTCGGCGAACTTCACCAAGGCGACATGCTTCACGCGGGGTGGTACACCTTCGCCAACAATGTCGACCTGCAGTCGCAAGCCGATCGAGAGGCGCGAATTGCACCTCTTATCCAGATTGCAGTGAAGTTGGCTGGTGCAATTCACTTTGTTGACGTACTGATCAACGTCAACCGGTGAGGCTTACTTATGGTTGGGCGGCGATCATTATCGCTTTACTCGCTTTCCTAGCGTGGGCGATAGTCTTCGGCGCTATATCGACGGTTATCTGAAAGGAGGGCAATGTGGCCACCTATAGCTTCAATGACAACATGTGCGCGATATCCGGCCCGAATGGTGCCTTTAACCTAGGGTACGGATCGTGTAATTCCGAAGGTGGTATCTCGGTGAACATGGTCGAAGATAAATCGACTATGACCATCGGCGCTGACGGTTGCGTTATGCACTCGCTTCACTCGGGTAAGGGTGCAACTGTAACCGTTCGATTGTTGAAGACTTCACCCACCAATGCGCTTCTCTCGCAGATGTACGGCATGGACACCAACACCGCCGGAAACCCGCAAGCAAGCGCAAACCACGGACAAAACCAGATCAGTATTCGCGATCTACAGAGGAACGATGTGATTACTTGTCAACAGTGCGCGTTCGCAAAGTTTCCGGATGTCACCTTTGCCAAAGAAGGCGGTGAAATGGTGTGGACTTTCCATGCCGGTATCGTCGACTTTGTCCTAGGGTCCGGACTGGCGGTCGCGTTCTAGTTGATAAGTCACTTTTGGGAGGAGAGTGACGATGCAAGGCATGAACGGGAACGGTTTCGACGCCTTTAACGCGGGCGGGTTGATGAACGGCGCGTTCACTGGCCAAGAAATCCAGATCAATGATATCAGTTACCGAAGTGGTAAACTGAACGCTTTCCAACAGTTTCACCTATTCCGTAAACTTATGCCACTGTTCAGCGGAATGGGTCAGACGGCTGCGGCGAATATTGCCGCCGCAGCCGCCGCTGGTGCGTCTGAAGAAGTCATTCGTTGGTCAACACTGGGACCGCTTTCTCAGGCGGTGTCGGAGATGTCCCAAGCCGACTCCGAGTTTGTCCTCAAGATGTGTCTCAGTGTATGTACTCGCAGGAACCCGACAGGTCAATGGGCAAGAGTCACCGCACCCAATGGTGAACTCATGTTTGAAGATATTGACCTGATGGCAATGATGCAACTGACGTTTGCAGTGATACAGGATAACCTCGGCGCTTTTTTTCCAGGGAACCCGGTCAACAATTCGGAAGCCGGGGTGGACCAAGCGTAACACCCGTCGATATGAACGACGAGGAGTACTGGATTATGCGTCCAGTACTTGAGGGGTTATGTAACTACGAGTCACTTATAAATGGTGTACTCGACTTATGCGACATAGCGCGAATGAATGAAGCGCTCGATGTCCGTGAAGAGAACCGCGCGCGCGTTGAAGAAGCACTAGCGGCGGAAGCTGAGAGGAATCGGTATGGCTGACACCGTACTAGAGTCATTTCTGATTAAGCTTGGTTATCAAGTAGATCAGGCAAGTCAAAAGACCTTCACTTCGGCAATTGCCGAAGGTGCCGCCGGTGTTATGAAGTTCACCGCCGCGCTAGGCGCGATGGCAATCGGTGTAGAGGAAGCGGTTAGACGCGCTTCCTACCAGATGGCGCGGTTAGAACACTCCGCGCAACTGTCTGGTCAAGCCGGTGATACACTTAAAGCCTGGGGCACTTCAATTCAGGCGATTGGTGGCAGTTACGAAGGTCTTATTAAGTCGCAAGAACAACTGAACCAGTTGATTGTTAAGTCACCTTGGCTGAAGGAGTACGGTGAACAAGCGTTGGGTGGCATGTCACTCAACATGAAGAATATTATTCAACACTATCACGATTTGTCCGCAAGGTTTGGTGAGTCTAGTCAAGAAGTGCTACTCTTCCGTCAACAGATGGAAGACTTAATGCACGTTGATATGTCGTTTGCTATTCAAGCAAATAAGAACTGGAAAGGTTATCAGGAAGCACAAAAACTAGCAGAAGCGGAAGCGGCAAGGTTTCACAAGCGTTTTGAGGAGGCGGCAAAAAACTCGTTAGAAGTACAACTCAAATTCACCGAGTTAACTAACACCCTCGATAACTACTACAAAACTGCACTAGGCGGTTTTGAAGGTATACTTGCGAAGACTTTTGGACAGATTGAGGACTGGTTTGTTTCGCATGAAGATGATTTTATTCACTGGATGGATGACCTTGATAAGAAGTTTGACCAACACGACTGGAGTGGTATCGGTGAAAAGATAGGTGAAGCCGTCGGTGCCGGGGTCAATTATATACTTGACCACGCGCAAGAATGGATCGACGCCGGTTTGCAGATCGGCATGAAGTTTGTTGAAGGTTTTGTGAAAGGTCTGATTAAAGGCTTACTAGGTGCCGATGTTGCCGCCGCATTTCAGAGTTTTGATGACCAAGCTAGTTACTATCTAAATAAACTTGCCGGAGTGAAGCAAGACCCCGAAGTCGAAAAGCGGGTGAAGGCGCTAGAACAAAGTACACCAGCAGTACCGCAATCGGACTGGTATAAATACGCTGGGCCACAAGATGAAGGTGATCCTGGTAGTTGGCACTTCGGTAAACGCGGGCAATACCAACACGGCGGTATTGTGCCAATCAACGCTCACCCAGGTGAAATGGTACTGCCGAAAGTAATAAGTGACGGTTTGCAGTCGTTTTATGGCGGTGGCGGTGACGATAATTCTAGCGCACTTAGTGATCTGGGTCGGTGGCTCAACGGTGACACTGCGTTCACGCCAATAGTTGGTTTAGCCGATAGCGTTTACGATCAGCTTAGCACATTATTTGATACGGTTCTTGGTAAAGGTGGTGGTGCAGGTGGCGGAGGAGGTGGTGGTGGCGGCGGTGACGGTCAGGGTGGTGGAGGTGGAGGTGACGGTCAGGGTGGCGGTTCCCATGCACCAGGAGAGGGCCAGCCCGACATGCCTTCTGGTGCAACACGACAGAGTTATGCTGAAAGCCGCAAGCAGTTTGCGGAAGAACTGAAGAACAATCCGCAACTGCGCGAAAAGGTACTAGCCATCTCGGCAGGTGAAAACACCAACCCAGAAGCTAACCGCGCGGTACTCGAAACAATGATGAACCGCGCCGAGATGATGCATAAGACACTGGCTCAGACCGCGTTACTTTACGGCAAAGAAAAAGGTGGTTATTACGCGGGATATAGTCCATCCAATCTCGCGCAGAACCGGCAAATGTACGAGGCTAATCTTGCGGCAGTGTTAGGTGGTTCCGATGTCAGTCATGGCGCAACTGACAATGCTTCGGCATGGCTCGCGCGTAAGCGCATCTCCAATGACGAGATGAAGTTAATGTTCCAGGCTGGTGGCGAATCGTTCTTTGCACCAGGCGGGCGTAATTCAGTTGCTGGAGCCGGTACACTTAGACAAGCCGCAGAGTTTGCCGCCCGTCATAGCGACGCCGAGATACCCGGTACTGTCGCCACCAATCTTCCCGCCACTGGCCCTGGTGGCAGTGCCGGTCTCCCGATGGGTAATCCTAACGCTCCATCTATCGGTGGGCAGAATGTCTCTAATATTACAACAGGTGGCGATCCGCGCGATAAGATGAGTGACATAGTTGATCAGTTACTGAAGAGTCAGGGGGTGAATGTCAGTTCACCGATGTTGCGAAAGATAGTCAAGGACGGTTCCGGTCTTGACCCGTATAGCAACGCGTGGTGCGCTATGTTGGTGAATACTATGTTGAAAGCGGAAAAGGAACCGAAGGCAAGGAGTAACTTCGCTTCCGACTTCCTGAGATGGGGTAAAGGTGTCGATTTAGAACATATGATGAAAGGTGACGTCGGTGTTGCACTACACGGCGCGGCCGTCGGTGGTCCTGGTGACCATGCGGTAGTGATGACTGGTCGAAGGGCGATGCGTAATCACCAACAAATGGTTGAGACTATCGG